AGCGTCCGCTGTAAATAGAAGCCCCTATGTAAATCTCTGATTTACAGAGGGGCTTTCGATATGATTGTACCCCCGAGCAGGATATGAAGATTATCTGATAAATGTAGGCGTAAGTGCGCAGGCCGTTATTACATACGTGATCTACCCGCCTCACCCATACATTTAATAGCAATTAAAGTTCATTAGATGATGCCTATTTCCGTCCGCTAAGCGTCCGTTGTGAGGATAGCAGCGGACGGTTGAACTTTTCCATCTCCTGTGCTTTGAGGGTATCTGCGATTGCGATGTACGGCCGCATTGTTGCCTCGGTCTTGTGGCCCGTGTATTTGCGGATGACCTCGGAAGGGATGCCAAGGGTGAGAGCCTGCACAACAAAGGTATGGCGTCCTATATGCGAGGTCACGACCTCATACTTCGGTAGCGACTCCTCGATGCGCTGGCGACCAGAGTATCGTAGTCGGGTGACGGGGGCATCTATGCCCGCCTGCTTGCACACGCTTTTGATCGCTCGGTTTAGACGTTGCTCCGCCATTGCTGGAAGAGGCCTCTCCTCATCCTTATACTTATTGAGGATAGCGCGTGCGTGGTCGTTTATGTCCACCTCGATAAGCTGGTCCGTCTTCTGAGCGTAGTATCGTATGCTCCTCTCTGTGATGTTGTCGTGGGTGAGCTTCTTCAAGTCCGAGTACCGCAGGCCAGTGAAGCAAAGGAAGCAGAATAGGTCGCGGGCTATCTTCTCTGAGTGCAGGCGTAGCTCTACCTCCATAAGTCGGCTCAGCTCCTCCCACGTGAGATATACCTCGGCTCGGTTGCTGTCGATACCCTTGAGGCGTACGTCAAAGAAGCGTCGGTAAGCCTTCTCGTATAGACCCTGACCTTGTGCCCAATAGAGAGCGCTCTTGAGGATGCGGAGAGTTTTGTCTACTGAGCCATTGAGCAGCCCACGCTTCGCTGTTAGGTGCGTGATGAAGTCTGCCACCCACTTCTCGTCAATATCCTCCAGCGTAGCCGCCTGCGAATAGTCTGCTATGTGCATACGTGCGGTGCGTATGTTCGCCAGATGACGTTCGCTCCAACTTCGTCTCCCGCTCTCAGCTTCTACGAATAGGTCGATGAGTGCTACTATCTTGCGCTTGTCCTCTGGGCTCGCCTTTGCTGGGGCTTCTTTGGTCGTTCCCATCGCTTCACCGAGGTACTCGTTGTACTTCGCCTTTAGCTCCTCGGGAGTGGGCAGGCGCTCTTCCCTCTCAAAGTAGTTAAATGCGCTCTCGATAGCTTCCTCCGTGTACTGCAGTGCGCGGTTTATCATCGCAGCTGGCGTGCGTCTATCTCCGTGCGTCGTGTTCTTCATGCACCGCTCCGACTCTGCGCTCCATTTCTCTGGCTCGACTCGGTAGCCTACATATACACTGGTGATATAGCCACTGCCACCTCCGTAGCGGATGCGGTAGCGGACTTGTAGAGCCTTCCAGCCTTTCTGCTTGTCGAGTAGGAAGTGGCAGGTACGTCGTATGGGTAGCATATTGTGTTGTATTTTATTGTAAAACCATTTCGTTGGCTTCAACGAAATGGTTTTGACGTGAGTCGTTGTATAATCTGCAACAACTGCATGCAGTATAATGGGGCTACTATTCTATAGGTCGGAGTTCTCTATTTCTTCTGACTTCTTGGATAGTTTTCTATCAAGATAGAGGAGTATGGCTAATTTGAACTTTTCGCTGTACTCGCCATCATTCTTATAGGATAGTACAACCAAAGATCTTGAGTCTGAATAGCCGCCTTCATAGGGTTGCGAGAGTCTATTGGTATGCGTCTTCTCCCATCCTTCATACTTATCTGGGAGGCTTATTTTTAAGCGGTCAGCTTCATCTTTTTCGGTTATAATGAAGGCGACTGTAAAAAGAACACCATCAACAGTCTTTAAAATGACAGCGTCTTGGATCTTCCCAAAAAACTTCACGCCACTCGCATATACCACTTGCACTCTTGGCCCTTCTTTGCCGTCTTCTATTTTTTGGATTTCTCCGCCCTGTTCTTTGATCTTTTCCTTTAGTTGCTCCAGTGTGGTCTCGCCAAGGGTGCATCCTATTATCGTTCGAGTGATAACGCTTTTTGGCTTAGCGTTGTTGCGCTGTGCAAAGCCTGCTATAGGTGTTAGAAGGATGAGCAGTAGTACTGCGAATGTTGAGTATAGGTGCTTCATAGGTCTGCAGTTTTGCGAGTTACTTCTGGTCTTCTTCGCAGGCCTCCTTGAGAAGGTCCTGCCAGTCGGGGAAGGCCGCCATAAGTTGGTAGTCGAGGCTGTCGGCCGTGCGTCGTAGTCTTGGCGCTCTTTGGAAGCAGGCTATGCTCATGGCGATAGATGAGGCGAGAGCGAGCGTGTACGTGATGATGTTGTCTATCTTGCTATAGATTTCGTAGGAGTTTATAAACCCGATGAACAGGAGACCAACAGCAACAAGCACCAAGACAAAGCCCCATATATTGGCGGTATCAGCGGCTTGTCGTGTCTTGTCGTTTTGGGCGAAGCTGTCTCGGACGAATTTCTTGCGGTCTACGGATGCAAGGGTTTCTGTTCTCTTCATGTTGAATTTATTTTAGGTGGATAATGTCAAGTATTAGAATCTGCGCTTGATAAGCTCCTCTACATAGAAGATACCCTGCACATCATCGAGCTTCACTGAATAGTCCTTGTATTGGCTATTGAGCGAATGGCACGTGATCTCGTTGGTGGCCTTGTCGTGGTTTACAACCTCCTTGAGGACTATACCCTCAGCTTCGGTGGCTACGACGCAGTAGGTGTCTCGTCTGCGCTTTATACCATACTGCCAGTCACTTTTAGGAAGGACACGGCAGAGTAGCACATCTCCATCGAGAAACGCTGTACTGGTCCCGTCGTCCATACTGTCGCCAGATACTTCAAAGAGCAGGTAATCTCCTTTCAGCCTCTTGTCAATCAGCACAGGCATCGTCTGTTTGTCTTCTTCCCAGCAGGGGTCACCGAAGCCAGATAGTGCTCCTGCTTTCGCGCGGTGTGGCACAAGAGGTATCTCCACCCAATCGCGGTCGCTACTTACGAGTGGGCGGGCGCTGTTCTCTGGGGAGGTCTGCGCGATGGGTGCATCGGCTTTCAGCATCTCACCCTCACCAGAGAGAAGCCACGGGATAGATACTTCGGGGAAGGCATCTACAATTTTGTCAATATCATAGGAGTTTCTTTTGCGCCATCTGCTGACAAGCGCAGGAGATACGCCTACAAACCGAGCGAATTCTGCATCGGATGAAAGTTTTTTGTATTCTATTAACTTGCTGATATTCAGTGATGTATCAGCCTTTATATTGCGTGCCATACGAGGATGAGAACAATAACGTTTGTGTATGAACAAAATTGTTCATACATTTGCAGTGTAGTTCAAGAGTGAACCACAAAGTGACCAAAGAAATGAACAGGTCACGGAACAAAGTTAAGATATTCCGACAATACGAAGCAATGGCACGATTCAAAGTTCCTAAATCCTTCAAGGAGAAGCAAAACGAGCTATCTATAAAGATGTATAAGGATCAACTTGAGTTGGAGAGCCAGGGCTACGGCAAGGAGCAGATTACTCAAGCGCTCATGATAAAGTACCAATGTTGCAAGAACAAGGTCTACCGACATACTCGACGAGCGCCTGAGCTGCTGAAAGCCATCGAAGGCTAAGCCCTCCAGCGACAGCGATCTTTGACATACTTGATACAAACAATGGCGAAACGAAATAATCTGCGGGTGGAAGGCCCGCGCGTGATTAACCCATTGTAGTTAGTCTGTGGCCTATTGCGCACAGAGCGAAGCCGTGGCAGGCACGGAATACCCGGGGATCGCAATCCTCCTGACTACACATTAGTAACTACAAATAAATACGGCTATGAATAGAGTAGAGACAGCGCTTGCCTATCTGGTTGCAGGCGCACTTTGCGTCTTAGGCTTCCTCGGCTTTCTGCTGATAGTCTCAGACACTGACCACCCAACAATGCCAGCAGTGACCACCTCGGAGTTCCTCATCAAGAAGCTCGCAGGCGTTCTCCTCCTCGGCATCACCGTCTATACGTGGCGAGCTATCGAGCGCTACGGCAGACAACATTAGCGGATAGATCCTCTTTTCTTCAATCCGTGGCGCGGGCGGTCAATTTAGAGGCTCTCCCGCTCCCACAACGTTTTTAGTTTCCATGTAATTTGATGATTTGTTATTAGAGCGTGAGGGCAAACTCGGGAGAGCAAGGCCTCACAAAAAAGTAAGCAATACGTCGGTGCGTCGGGCGCAGGCCCTCTGATACTACTTATGTCTTAATCAGCTAGGAGGCGCACCGACCAAAGTAGAACAATAGACCGCTATTTGGGCGGTCACCCCACCACGGTCGTAAGGCTGTGGTAACATACTCTTATTGTTGTCCAGCCAGCCCGTGAGGGTGTAGCTGGAATAGTGATGAATGAACTAACGATCTAAGCGCGACAAACCCGAGAGGGCAAGGCGCGCTACAAAGTAGACAATCTACAAAATCCAACAACTCCAATGATACAGATTTCCAACACCGATGCAGTGATCATCGCAAGGACGCTACGGATACTTGGCACTAAGGGCTACGAGAATAGCCCGAAGGACCTCAAGTGGCAGAATGCGATACGCAATGCAAAGCTCATGGCGAGGAAGCTCACACGCCACCTCGAACGAGCATCAATAGATACTTAGATATGGACACGGCAATCATCCTCAGCCAAGGAGAGCTCAAGGCTCTCATCTCATCTGCGGTGTGCGAGGCACTAAGCAAGCACTCGGAGATAGCAAAGCCCACCGAGAGATATATCGCAGGTCGTGACAAGGTGCTCGGCTTCCTCGGTATCAAGTCGCGTGGCGCACTGAACTCAAGAATAGAAAAGTACCCAAGCGCCTTCCTGCAGGATGAGCGCTTTACTCTCATCCTCGACGTAGATGCGTATGCAGAGTGCCTACGCAGAGAGCAGAAGATGACAAGACAGAAGTAACCACTATATGAAGCAACGCAACATAGACGAGCTACGATTCAGACAGCTCAGCGATCAAGATTTAGACCAGCACATCCATAACCACCAGCTGTATCTCTCCTTCCTAACGAATAAGATGCGTGCTCGAAATAAGCGGGTCCGCTACTTCTCACAGAAGGCTGGAGATACAGCAGACAAGCTCATCCTGCTCAGGGAAGAGAAAAGCCGCCGAGGGCAGGAAGTAAAGCAGTGAAGAGGATAGACCGACACGAGGTGATAAGAGCGATACAGCGACACCTCCAGCTACGCAAGGAAGAAAGACGGCTACCGCTGATCGTACTTAAAGAGCAACTATCCTCGGTAGTCGGCTATGACTTCGATACTCTCCGCCCTATCCTGCTGGACCTCTATCAAGAAGGTCTACTGATCTCTGGGCGAACGCTCAATTCTACCTACTTCACACTCCCAGAATATGTGTAAGCATAAATACATACCCCTCGACATCTTCGCCATGCAGGACGCGAAGATAGAAGCACTGACTGCAGAGCATGGGATGGCGGGCTGGGGCATCTACACCGCCCTCCTCCTAAAGCTCGCACAGCAAGATGAAGACGGGTACACTTATCCAAACAACGCCAAGCGCCTGGCGAACATCCTGCCAAAGCGACCAAGGGCGGAAGTCGTGCGCTCCACTATTGAGGACTTCGGTCTGTTTGAGATCGCCACCGATGAGGATGGAGTAGAGTACTTCTACTCACCACGCCTCACCAGCCACCTCTCAACTCTTGTCGGTGCAGATAAAAAGCAAGGCGAAGAAGCCGCACCAAAGAAGCGTAGCTACAATGTAAGTCAAGCAGTCAAAGAAGGCTTAGATAGAGCTCGCGAGGCTAAGCGAAATCGCTCAAAAGTAGAAGATGAAAGTAGAAAAGTAGAGAGCAAAGTAGAAACGAAAGTAGAGAGCAAAGTAGAGACAAAAACAGGCAAAAGTAGAAAAGTAGAGAAAGCAGAAACGAAAGTAGACGAAAGTAGAAAAGGCGCTTCTACTTTGCCCTCTACTTTCAGCTCTACTTTGGGGGGGACTATAGGGGGGGTAAATACCCCCCTAAAAGGAAAAGATAAAATAGAAGATGAAAGTCTCCCCCAAACCCCCAGAGGGGGCTTTGAGAGCGCGCAGAAGGAATTAGATGCGATAGAGGACCCTGCGCTTCGCGCTATGGTTAGCTCGCTAATGTATCCGAACTCAGATATGCGAGACTTCGGTAAGGTGTGGCGATCGCTCTATGAAGAGGCGACTGCTGGTGATGATGGCTTCTCTAAGTCAATCATCCTATCGCAGGCCATTTGTAGAGACGGGCATGAGCTGTTTATGGCACTGATGCCCGACCGACCAGATGGGAGCGCCAAGGAGCGTCCCACGGTGGAGACCACACTAAACGCAATAGCCCAATTCCGAAAGATGATGGCAGAAGCCAAGGCGTCCACCTTCCTACGAGGCAATCGAGCCATGGCGAGTCTGTCGTGGCTTGTCAAGCCAGACAACTTTGCTAAGGTCGTGGAGGGATGCTATCGAGACAACCATACTTCCAAGCCGTCATCTCCTCCTCCTGCATCCCAGAATTATTCAAACCAAATGTGGGATGAAGTCAAGAAAGAGCAGGCGCAGGCCGAAGATAGCGAGGAGATGAAGGCGTACAAGGCTTCTGTGCTCAAGAGGGTGAGAAAATAAGGCGAACACCAAAAAACGAACAGCAATGATTAACGAGCAACCACAGCCCAAAGAGGGTGCGCTTCCACTCGCCTCGGAGTTTGTCAAGAAGATCAAAGAGGAGCGGACGGCAGGCCTACCGCCACGATCGGTCTATGATGCGTACCGAGGCATCAAACTTGACGATGCGCTTGACTATATCACAGAGCTTGGCAAGCTGAGGGAGGAGCGATTTTCGCTTGACAATGATACTCTGGCTCTCGGATATGCAAAAGCGGTGTCTTGGCTACTCGCCCTGCCACATCCAGAGATAGACGACCCGATGAAGGGTCTAATAGTCACAGGTGAGACTGGTACAGGCAAGACGCTTCTTGTGACTCTACTGCGAGATCTCAGTGAAATGCTTGGTGTACAGCGACCATTCTATGACGGTGTGAATAGCCGACGCACTATGAAGCCCTTCCTATGGAATGGTGAGACGCACGCCCTTTGGCACATGGCAGATCTTATGGACAGCACAGATGGCAGGTACACCGCCCTGGACTATCGGGTGCTTCATATAGGCGACCTCGGAAGTGAGCCTGCTACTTTCCAGCGCTATGGAAACAAGGCGAGTCTGGCGGACCTCATCAACCAGCGATCCGACTATGGGTATCGAGACGCACCGATCGTCGCCACCACAAACCTACCATGGTCTGAACTTCAACGCTACGGCGACCGTGCTGTATCACGCCTTCGTGGTGACTGCATCGAGGTACGGCTCGTAGGAGTGCCAGACCACAGAATGAACAGAACGAAAACGAGTATTTAATCCCAACCTATGGACAACGAAATCAAAATTAAGGGAACAGTAGCCGTCCTCTGCCCACTCAGGCAGGGGAGAAGTAAGTCAACGGGTGCTCTCTGGCAGTCGCAGGTATTTGTACTTGACACAGGCGGACGCTTCCCATGCAAAGTGCCGATTAAGCTATTCGGGGAGGCTGTCGAGAAGTTTCCCCTGCGATTAGGGCAAGAGGTGACCGCCTATATCGACCTCGACGGACGCGAGTACAACGGTGTTTGGTATTCAGAAATCAAGGCGTGGAAGATCGAGTACTCCACAGGCGCTGCGCAGGCCTAACTCGTGTAAGATTATGGATAATCCAACTCAAAAGAAGTCTCTCCTTATTGGAGTAGATCCCGATACGGAGGCTTCTGGGTGGGCTGTCGTCAATCTCAACGATCGGACTATTCACCTCGATACTATGCCATTCCTTAGTGTCTTAGATCAGCTCAACTTCTTTGAAACCTTATGCAGCTTACACAAACTCCGAGGCGAGAAGGAGTGCGCCTACCGCTTCGTGCTGGAGGACGTGTGGAGTATCTCGCACAACTGGCACGCCAAAAGGAGCGACAGCATCAATGTGGCAGCCAAGAAAGGCTACCACCTTGGGCGGTGCGCTATGGTTGGCGAGCTTCTCCGAGATGCGATACAGGAAAAAGAGTTCCCGATCATCTGCCAAAAGCCACTGCTCAAGCACTGGAGAGGGCAAGGTGGAAAGATAAGCCACTATGAAATACTTGAAGTATGCAGGCATCACAATCTGACGCTCCCGAAGAGTAAGCTCGCTCGCACCAACCAAGAGGAGCGAGATGCACTACTCCTCGCTATCCACCACATCGCAACACCTACCAAACTATTCGACAAATGACAATCACACTACTACTCTTACTCTCTGCAGGCCTGCTCGTGATGGCCTACTTCCTATGGATGCTACACTCACGCCTGAGACTTCTTGAACGTACAAGCTCCACGATCAAAAGACAGGCAAAAGATATAGCCAAGATGCACGATGAAGCGTGCAAGATCAAGGATGAGCAGATGGGCTACTTCCAAGTCGTTAGCGGACAACAGCACGATATTCTCGGGATGATTAGCCGTTTCGGTGACTTCACTCTCAAGCTCGCAGAGAAGGTGCTGGCCAAGGGCGAGTACCAAGCACCCACGGCAAAGCCCGTCACGCTGGAGCGAGTGCCACGCCCCCTGCTGCGCACTAAGCCCGTGATGAAACCACAACCAACTACAGACAAATAGCGATGAAACGCTTACTACTTGCTTCCCTCCTCTCTATCGTCTGCGCCTCCTGCAATAATAGCTCGCCATACAGAGTTGGGTCTGTTGTCGGGAAGCACATGCGAATGGAGGGGCGAGATACCGCCTATGTGGTGGTGTTTTACGACTACGGGGTATTCAGCGTTGATCGTTACTCGGCAGTCGTCCCAAAGGAAGCCTACAACAGCATCAAGAAAGGCGACTATGTCGAGTTTGACGTAGAAGTCGGGAAGAAGAAATAAATCAAATGGCAGCAGAATGAAAGTACTATCACTCTTTGACGGAATGAGCTGCGGGCAGATAGCCTTGAGAGAGCTGGGCGTGCCTATCGAACGATACTACGCCAGCGAGATAGACAAGCACGCTATCAAGCAGACGCAGCTCAACTTCCCCGAGACTATCCAGCTCGGAGACGTAGAGAAGTGGCGAGAGTGGAATATCGAGTGGGGGGAGATAGACCTCCTTCTCGCTGGCTCGCCCTGTCAGGGCTTCTCGCTCGCTGGTAAAATGCTCGGTCACGATGACCCACGAAGCAGGCTGTATTGGGTGTTCCTTGACATCCTGCACCACGTGCAAAAGCTCAACCACAACGTAAAGTACCTCCTTGAGAATGTGCGAATGCGCCCAGCAGACGAGCTGAGGATAAACGAAAGCCTCGGCATTAGACCCGTTGTGATTAACTCCGCCCTTGTCTCCGCTCAGAATAGAGTGCGCCTCTATTGGAGCAACATACGGACGAAGAGCGAGGGGTTATGGGGTGAACTACTCACAGACATCCCACAGCCTGCCGACCGAGGTATCTACATCGGAGACATCCTCGACGATGAAGTGGACGAGAAATACTATATGCGCAATCTCTCTCTCAACGAGGAGGCTATTGAAAGCATCGCACCTACGCAGGAAGGGCGGACATCAGACGTAGTCAAGCTCAATAAGAAGCTAAAGCCAAAGGCTCAGCAAGACAAAGCCTCTTGCCTAACTGCTGGAGGGCACAGCGGAGGCAACCACTCCGACATGGATATCTTATACATAGGCATCTACCAACGTGGGCGTGGCTATTTGAAGTCGAGAGTTATCCCCGACAAATCGCCAACATTGACCTCCAATAGTTGGAGCTTTAATAATATGGTATGTGCCACCGTCCTTTCGGTCGGCTCTCTGAGGTTCTTTGGTGGAGTAGAGTTCCGCCGAATGAAGACAATGAAGTCCCCATGCTTAAATGCTCAGTCACGTGAAGATGGGAATAACCAACCCGTAGTAGAGTTGGCGGTAGGTACATGGCGCACACACAAGGTGGACGGAGGCTTCCGAGAAATTGCAGGAGGCAAAGCCCCGTGCATCCCCGCAAGAGCGAGGAACGACGGCAGCGGACAGCCCGTGGCTAAAATAGGCTGTATGCTCCGCCGCCTCACTCCCAACGAATGCGCCCGACTGCAGACTATCCCCGACTGGTACAAGTGGGGATGCTCCGACACTCAAGCCTACAAGATGCTCGGCAATGGCTGGACAGTAGAAGTAATCAAACACATCTTATCACACATCACAAAATAGCAACGAATATGGAATACAGACTTTACAACGCAGATACGCTCAACCGCTACGCCAAGGACTGCCACCAGCGGGCAGTGGCTAAAGGTTTTTGGGCTGAAAAGCACACCTACTATCATCATCTGATGCTGGTTATCTCGGAGCTTTCCGAGGCTATCGAGGCTGACCGCTTAGGCAAGTGGGCGAAGCTCGACCACGACACGATAGACACGCTCCAGCGTATAGAGGGTGCGCCCTATGCTCAAGAGTTCCTCCGCCTTGTTAAGGACACCGTGGAGGACGAGATCGCCGACGCAGTTATACGCCTGCTCGACTTGCTGGGGTGCTTGCTAAAGGGGGTGGATTTGACGCAAGAGGAGCTAAATATGGCGCCTGCTGCATACGACAGAATCACCCCGCCCAAAATGCTAACCGACGCAATGTTCGTTGTCGTTAGCGGCTCCGTCTATGCCGCTTGCAACGACAAGGAGTTTATATCGGTCCTCACTCCCATCAAGTCCCTCGAACATCTCTGCGACCACCTCGGCATCGACCTGATGACGCACATAGAGCTCAAGCTCAAGTATAACGCCACACGCCCTGCTCTGCACGGGAAGAAATACTAAGAAGATATAGCTCAAAGCACATAAAACAAGCATGAACAAGACTAAGATGCTGGAATGGATAGGCACGCGACACGTTGGCGTATCATCAAGAACTATGTGGTGCGCCTTAATGGGCGTTGCACGTGACGGGGATAGTTGTTACGCTGGCTTTGACGTGCCGTATGATTGGGACGACTTTTCAAGGTGCTATGACCTTGTGGAGTATGGGGAGGTCACGAAAGAGGAGCTTCAAAAGGTCGTTGAGGCATTCCCCTTTTACAAGCCAATCATTGACCGCTGGGATGACCTTGTAGAAGCCTATCTAAGTCCAGGTGGCAAGGGAGTGTACCGAATCCTTGACAGCGTGTATAGTGAGGTAATGGGGCTTAAGGGCTACGTCAATCTGGGCGGTGGACTTTACAGCAAGCAATTATAACACCTAATACAGAAATAAACTATGACAACAGACAACATCATCGACCTGCTCATCATCGTTTGCAGCATTCTGATCGTATGGTCAATAGCAGCGACGCTCACGCTGTGGCACGAACGCAGAGAGCGAGAGCCAAAGGCAACCACCGCACACGAAGCGGAGGGCATGACACCCACCGAGATACCCGAGAACGACAAGGGTTGGGGCGTGCGTACTGACTATGTAGAGCGTATGCGCACAGAGATACTCAAGAGACTTGATGGGCATGCCTACTGCACCGTGGTTATCGAAGATAACGACAATGGGAGTCCCCTCACCCACGGGGAGGCGCACGCCCTTATCCTGCCCTTCCTCAAGAAAGGCTACTACGTCTACCGAGAGCTAACGGGCTGGACTGGGGACAAGGTCACCCGCTTCCGAGTGGCAAAGCACCGAGACGCTGAGCCGACTGCTCTCGAGATCACCGAAGAGCTACTAACTAAGAATGTACAGCTATGACTATGACGATCGAAGCATTCACCACTACCGTCTTAGTAGTCTACGTTGTCTCAGTTGCGTTGCTCGCGGTCTTCTATTTCCGCTGTGTGGATTTAGAGTGTAAGTTAGACGTAGTCCAAGCGTCCAAGGACGACCTACGTGAGAGCCTCACGAAGCACAACTACTCGCTGTTCCAAGAAAAGGAGGAGCTCGAAAAGGAGGTAGCCGCCAAGACCGAGGAGATAGACGAGCTTAAACGCTGCACAAGGAAGCTCGCCAAGACCAATCGATTGTGCATCAACATGTACAAAGCAATGCGAGCGGAGCTGAGGGCAAAAGCCCCATATCCTACCGAGGCTATCTCCCGCAAGCTCATCGACAGAAGCCTGCGACCTTTTGTATGGTGCAAGGTTGACGACGACGAATGGTGGACAATGGTGAATGCTTGGCGAATACACATCTGCAAGTACTCAGATGGTGGTGGCTGGTGCGTCTATTCTGTATCGGACCACTTGAAAAGTAATCTCGATATGGTCCTACCCACCCTCAAAGAAGCTAAGGCGGAGGGGAGAGCGTGGATAGTCGAGCAGATATACTCAATGTTCAACCGAGATAATCAAGACTAACTAACAACATAAAGCTATGACCAAAGAACAAAAAGAGAGACTGACAGCGTGGTGCCTAAACCTGTTTGTCACCTATCGTATCGACTTCTTCCGAGGATTAGTGCTATCGGACACGGTGAACTTCTTTAACACGGAAGACCCAGACCGAATAGAGGTAGCGATAGAGAGCTGCCGCGGAGCCGACAGCCTCGGCTTTGTGCCCGATCAGAAGGACTACACCGAGCTACTCAAGGAGCTAAAGCAGATAGCCAAGGAAGTACCACTAAGCGACACCGCACATCTCGCCATTGCCTGCGTCTTCGGTGGCGAATGGGGGGAAGCGATAGAAGCCCTTGACAAGCTCAAGAGAGAACGCAACGAACAGAACTAACCACGAGTGCGCCCTGCTGGCGGTTTACCGCACGCGAGACCTTCACGCGACTAGGACGGCGGGGCGCACTCTAATCAACACAACGAACTATGACGCAAAAGCAATTAGAACGTGAGCTTGAGCCACTATGCTGGCGCAGTATGGGCACGGACGATATGATAGGAGCGCACACGGGTATAGGTATGAGCTTCTACATCCACCAAATCGAGGGGAGTGGCTACTGGGGATATATCCTTGACTCGTGGCGAGACTTCGAGGTGGTGAAGCTCAAAGCTAAGACACTCGAAGAGGCTAAGGCGTTTTTCTGGGACTTATACGCTGGGAACGTCTGGAGCTTACTCAAGCGGGAGACAGAGAATAAATAAACCACGATGCTAACTATATGAATGCACTCGATACACAGGTAGGCGGAAGCCACTACAAGAATATGCGCTTCCAGCCAATCGAACTGATCAGCCTATTAGGCTTGGACTTCTTCCAGGGGAACGTAGTTAAATACGTATCTCGCCACCACGAGAAGGGTGGGCGTGAGGACTTAGACAAGGCGCGGCACTACTGCCAGCTGGCTATGAGCTACGGCTATGGACGAGAGAGACTGCCTACAAAAGCGCAGACGGCTCGCATTGCTGTATTCGTCTCGATGAACAGCCTGCCAGCCTACACGGCTAAGCGTTTTTCTCGCCTCATCTCCGAAGGCCTTATGTGTCGCAACTGGGATCTGGCTATGGAGATCATCGATGAAATCACCCAGGGCTACGATGCGCAGGCCTGCAGTACAGACAACTAACGTAAATACACTAACAATATGGAACTATTCCTCGCACGAGTTGCATACAGCAACTTAGATGACAAGAAAGTCACCGAGAGCTACCTTGTGGATGCTCTCTCATACACCGAGGCGGAGGCTAAGGTGTTAAACTTCTTCTCCGACACGACCTCCGATGCTGTGGAGATCAAGACGCTCAAGCCCCTCGGTGTTACTGACGCTGTGGGGCTTGATGTAGACGGAGAGAGCTACCGCTACTACGTTATAGGGCTTACCGACGGCAAGGGTAAGGCGACCGCTCGCAGGGTGCTTATCAAAGAACTCTCCGCAATGGATGCCTGCAACACGATTTCGGACAGCTGGGAGAACGTGGTGACCTCGGTGCGTCTGCTGGATGTGGTAAACGTAATCAGATAGGCTATGAGCGCTGTACTAATCATCGCCGTCGCAGGCCTCGTCCTCGGCTTAATTTTTTTTTTGCCGGGGCTCGTTCTTCCGCAAGTCTACCGACAAAGCCACTTCGCTGGGAGGTGGCCTACGTGTGGCATGGGCAACCATGCTGGAAAAAGCCAGACACTTCTCACCACGGTCTTTAATCAAGAAGAATATGAGTAACACGACATTCAAACACTACGTAGCTCCGTTCAAGGATGTATCGGGGGATATGTGGGCACTTATCATCGCCTACCCCGATACGGAGGAAACCAAGAGCTACCCAAAGGTAAAGGAGGTGCGCCTTGGCGTGCCTGCGGTGACGCTGACGACGGAGAGCGAGGATGCTCTTGCCCCAGTAGTCAAGGGGCGACTGGCATTCTCTCTCTTGGAGGAGAGGGCGGACCAGCGGTATAGACACCTGATGCAGGCCCCCGATGGCTCTGTATCCGTAGTTCTATTCTACCTCGAGGGCAAGTCGAGTATAACAGATGCAGAGCTTATGAAGATTCCGAGCTTGTACGACCCTATGTCTAACGAATGGACTAAAGGATACTGGCGTGGAGTTCTTGACCCAGAGAGCTACAAAGAGCCAGCCAACCAAGATACGGGCTATCTCGTCAGCTTTGAGGCTAACGACTTCGGGCGATTATCGAGGGTAAACTTAATGGAGGGCGGTCTTGATATGGACTTCTTGTCTAAGCCTCGTATATCCGTAGAGGACTTCGTGTCGTACCTTGTTGCCCTCGGTCTTGGCGAGTGGGATAAGGCGGTTCACAAGTCGGATTCCTTCCACGACTTTATGGAGGTGGCGAGGTACAATATCCAGTTTATCGCAGAGCACTTCTCTAAGAGTTCTGGGAGCGACCTATTCGTAGATGTATCTCCTTTTGTGGGTAGTCAAGATAAGCCGATTACCGCCCTTGAGGCTCTCGAGCGCGTCCTGGGCTCTTTGAGTATGCGAGTCGAGCAGGGTGATGGTACTCTTGCTGTCACCGATGTTTCTACGTTGGCGGGGAATGAAGGTCTTGCCGATTACCATATTAACGGGTGGGACGAGTTTCTTGACTACTCCCCACACAATATGGAGGTAAAGGGGAATGATGCAGAGTTCTCGGCTCTTCCAGCGGTTGGCAATATCACTATCGTCACCAAGACGCATCTTAATGCTGTGGCGAGAGCCTTTGATGTCCCTGCATTGATTACCGCTTCCGATTGGAGCTTAGTGCCTCGTGCAGATGTCGTCTCGATGAATCTCCCTGCGTGGAGGTATAGGACGGACCACAACGTAGCGGGCAAGTGGTCGCAGGCCATTGTTCAGACGGAGGAGATTACCACTGGTGAGGATAGAAATCTGTTTGCCATTGTGTGGAATACGAAGTCTATCCACGGCTTCGCCCCAGGCATCGCAAATCAGGCCTACCTCGATAAAACCCTCTTCTTGGTTGGCGACACGATCAATAGCATAAGACCTGCGTCCCCACATTACAACCTGTCACTTCGTGCGGTAGATGAGAGTGGGCAGGCCACCCAGCTCACGCTTTCCGCCAACTTGTTAGACTCAAGTCGGTTTATCTACCAGCTCCCGCATTCATTCGCCAATGAGGCGCTTATAAAGGAGACGGAGCTATCAAACTATATCTCTATGCTCAAGTGGTATCGAGACCAGCTGAACACGCCAACGGACATTCCCTCTAACCCTCTAAGAGTAGGATCTCCGTGGCGTATGGTAGTACCGAGCGTTCCTAATGACGGGCGGTATGGGCTTCGCCTCGATGTTCCGCTGTTGCTGTCTATGTCTCCAGATATATACCAAGGTATATCGGAGAAGACGCAGGAGCGAGTTGCATTTAGTGTTCCGTCTGTCGGAAGGGGGTACACTTATTCCGAGGGCAAGGCCGACAGAGAGCGTGCGAAAAACTGCATCCAAGAGTTTAAGAAGTTCACGGACCAATTCGAGGAAGTGCGCTTGTACTTCCGACTTACCGCCCGAGGCGATAAGGGTGTGAAGTATCTCTACGACTTAGACGTGCAGCGTAATGACTCTGTCTACGTACGTCGCATTCGGCAGTTAGGGTGGAGTAACTCCGTACCTCATCCCAACTACACCCCTCATCTTACCTATGGCGGTGGAGATAACAAGCTGTCGTGGGGGACTTCGTGGAATCATCCAAGATTTAGCGAGGAGGATATTATCGGGGAGGGACTGTATATTCCGCTCCCTCCAGAAGGGTATAACACTCTCGAGCTTGAAGTGTTCTCTAATGTGAGCTTCTATAAGCGAAACGGAGAGACGCTTGAGAAATTCCGAGAGTGGAAGCTGTGGAGCGTCCCCAGTGCCATTGTGTGCCAAGCGCCCTCTCTGTGGATCTCTGATGCCATTGGCAGACGAGGCGAGGAGCTGTCTAAGGATAGACGTGAGCGCTTTGTGTTCACCTCTTCTACAGGAGAGGGCTCAGAGGCGGAGCTTCATCTGTCCGCAGGCGATGGTATCGTATCTGTTTCTCCGTCTATCATCCACACAAAGGACGGTAAGCCCTTGAGTGAGCGAGGAGCGATAGACAAGAAGAGCGGATATACGCAGAACACTCTCGCTGGCTTCCGTGCAGAGTGCTTCGGTGCGATATACGGCTCACTCCCAGAGCGTGGCTACGAACTGACGGGAACGTTTGCATACCACCACCGAACAACGCTAAGGCGCTATGCTGGTATGGAGTGGCTCGCAGTTGCCCGAGAGATAGACATTCAGATGGGTACAGAGCGCGGGACATATCACCAAGTGCGCAAGCCCGCAGTGATTAGCAGCGACTCTCTCTCTCCCGAGGTCCTTGATGGAGATAGATTCAGCGGTGAGAGATACGACACCTCCTCTCCTCGCTACTGGGATAATCCTAATCGACCTACACCTCCACCTCGTAGGCGGTAGGTAACCAATAAGACCGCCCTCCCTTGCATTTAAGGGGGGGTGCGGTTTTATTTTATTGGAATTTCCTCGGAATTCTAAATGAACTTTTCTGTGGTACCCCGCAGGCCTGCGCCCAGTGCCACGACACACTAATATACTATATGAAATATGTCTACTGATATGTCACCTCAAGAAGAACACCAAGTGTACCCGCGCATCACGACGTGGATAGGACCAGATGCTGCGGTAGAGGTAAGCAGACTGCGCAAGCATTTCGGCTTCAAGAGCAACCACCAGCTGTTTAAGGCTTCTATCTTTATGGCTATCCGCCTGCTCCAAGATGCAGAGCAGAGGGAGAAAGACCCTGAGGACACAACCATTCAAGACGCATTCAAGGATCTGGCGGACTGGGAAGTTCCAGAGTTCGGGCGCAGACGACGCAGGAAGAAGGACGGCCATAAGGAGACCGCTGTCCTGCTCGCTCTTTTCAATGGCCAAGTATCAAGTATGTCCAAAATGGAAATAGTTGGCGAGCAGGCCACGCCCTCGCACGCTGATGCTCCGAAGTGGTACGAGCGCTTCATCCGTCTGCACTATCAAGCACTCTACGATAAGTATGCAGACCGAGCCGAGCGACTCACTGGTGACTCACTCGCTCCTCGTGACCTGCTTCACGAATCGCTCTTGCGCCTGCAGTGTCCTCCGTCGCAAATCACGAGCTACGAATCATACGAGCGTTGGGCGCTTGACAAGTTCAACGAATCACGAGCCACTCATCATAAGCGCGCGGACTTGACTCATCACGAGCCTCATCACACGAACTCTCATCACGAGGGCGGTGGCTGTACTCATCATCACGATGATGTCAGCGCCTGCCACCGCTCCGACTTCTCCAGTTTCACCCGCCACCCCCTCCAGGATGAAGAGGCACAGGACTAAGGAGTACACCCGGCTGATGAACTCAAGGCGCTGGCGTCGTTTGCGAGCTGCATACCTATCCACGCACCCCGTTTGCGAGGACTGCGAGGAGGTGGGACGTACAACGGTGGCCACAGACGTACACCATATACGCCCTATTGAGGAGTGTGCAGGGCGGCCGCTTGATATGCAGGCGCGGGCTTTTGACCCCTGCAACCTTAGAGCGCTGTGTAAGGCCTGCCACGTAGAGGCGCATAGGGTACTACACTCTAATAGTTTGAGTTCGTCTAAGGAGCGCGCGCGGGCTGAATTGAGCGCCTTTGCGTCTGCCTATCTATCCGAGTGAGTGCTATTGCGGGGCGCATACCTCTCCCGTTAGGGTGTATCTCCCTCTCTTCGGCTTGCTCGCTTGCTTTTGGGTATAGCTATCCCGTTGCATGCGGTCGCCTTTTTGCCTTGTCGTCAGTACGTCAAAGAGCGCGCGGGGCTGGTCGCTCCCGTCGTGGCTACCCCCTCCGCTGGGAGGCAACAGCCTACCACGTTGTGCCGTGGCGTGTGCCATGTTAAGGCGTGTCAAGGATTATGCGCCTGCTTAATTGCACGCGCGCGCCTTGGTCGTTAGTGCAGGTTACTACCTCACACTACGACAATGCCACCCACCTGCATAGGTAGGTAGCTGCCCGCCAAAGAGCGAGCAAAAAAAACGCCCCGTCGTCTATCTTAGGCGGCGGGGCGCTTGTGTGTATTAGTTATCTTCCTCCTCGTCGAACTCTTCGGGATGCAAGCGCTTGTAATTCTTGAGCGCCTCATCCTCAAGGCACTCAAATTCATTCCGCTCATCCTCGCTCATGCGTCGCGAGAACTTTTGTAGCTTTAGGGTGTATAGGATCTCGTTGTATCTGATGTTTTCGGCTATTTCCTCCCCTTCTTCATCCTCCTCCTCTTTTCGGTCAATGTCCTGCCCACCGAACGTAAAACAACGCTCGCTACTGCTTTCACATTCTATATACATTGCGGAGGCTGATATGTATCCGCTGTTATACCTACCCGTGCCCTCAAGGTATATCATAAGAGTACGATAAGCGTATAACGCTCCTCCTTCTTCGGCTTGGGCTTTACACTCGTTGTAAGCCTCGTTGTATGCGTAGTCGCTCATATCTTGGGCGATCTGCTCCGCGTCCTCTTCGCTCGTGATTAGGCTGGTTAGCTCCTTTAGGTCTATGTGGATAGATTCGATCGTTTCGGTAAGTCCGTAGCCGTGACTATCGTAGGTTTGCGATATAGTCAGCTCCTTGCCGAGTAGCGTGATGGTCTTATTCGTTTTCATTTCCTTCGTTTTTTGTGGTGTATACGTAGTATGTTACATAGCTGTATCGGGTGCTGTTGCGGTTGCAAGATAGGAGTTTCACGCCCTCCCCAAATTTCCCTTTATACGGCTCTACCTTTTGCCCTTCGATTCTTGACACATATCCCCGATATAGGGATGTGTGCAGCTCCTTGATTAAGCCTTCTTTTTCGGCTCTTTTAAGCTCTTGCACGTTGGTTATCTCTATGCGTGTAGCTTCTTTTCTCTTCGTTTCCATTGTCTTATATCTTTCGCGGTTAGTTGATTCGACTCGTTCCGAGTGGTGCGGCGGCGGTGTGTAGGTCTGTATCTACCTCTACGTAGTCCCAGCCTGTCCCGCAGTGATCTACGAGGAGTACCCACAAGTCTAGCTTTTCGCAGTAGGCAAACATGAGGCCAAAGTGCTCGTTTAGGAACTCGCAAAGGTCCTCGCTGCAGTTGGTTAGGTAGTACTGGTAGATCTCTGGATAGTCCTCGGTCTCCTCGTCACAATCGTATCCGATTGTGTTGTACATTAGCTCCTCGTCGAGGTAGGCTATTTCGTTGCACAGGATGGTAGTACACCCTGCCCAGCTGGCAGCGACTGCGTACGTAGTAGTGTAGCTCTTTTGGTTGGTCTGATTAGTTTCCATACCTTTGTACCGATTAAGAAAAAATGGTAGCCCCGTTGTTCGTTGTGAAACGCGCGCGGGGCTTTTTGCGTTCGTTTCCGTTCAAAATGATTGGGGCATTTCCCTCTCATTTTGTACTACAAAGATAGGGCAAAAAATCGAAACCACCAAATATAAACCGCTATTTTCCAACATTTTAGCCACATTTTTCCGCCCTCCTCGCATTTTTTTTTGACGACCGAAAAATCACTTTCCGAGGAAGAGGGGGAGGCGATTTTAAGTAGAGGATAGCCCCCCTGCATACCACCCCTCGCTCCCTTTTCTTTGCGCGAGTTCTCAAAGTGCTGTGGGGGTTGTGGCGTGGGCTGAAAAGTTTTGGGGGTAAAGTGGTGTCAAAAATGCGCATTTCGCTGGGTTTATGTAGTGCCCTCTGCAAAATGACGCAAGAAGAAACCGCATGCTTCCTAAGAGATGGGCTAAAGGCCCTTGGCGCATACTCCCCAGCGTTTGAGCCGCTAATATCGGCCACAGCGCAGATGGCTGGCGTATGTCGGGAGTCTTATGCGGTGCTTATGGATGACGGCATAGTCGTAGAGGAATTCAGCCGAGAGGGCGATTCACGCAAGCGAGCTAATCCTGCCTGGTCCATCTTTATTGAAGCATCCAAGGAGCTCCGCGCACAGCTTTCCGAGCTTCAGATGACCGTACGAACAGCGAAGTTCACAAGCGGTGACGCTGTAGACAAGCTCAACCACATACTCCAGCAGATATATGAGGAAACAACTAAGTCAAAGCGAAGCGACAGCACTGAAAAGCGGGGTCGTAGAGCGGCTGCGAAGCGCTAAGATCCCATACCCGCGCTTCAACAAGCTCGACAAGCGTCTATCGTCGTATATACGCGAGTGCATCAAGCATCCAAGCCTGCACAACGTGTATGAGCTTCTGTCTATTGAACGCTTCCTGCATAAGGTAGACAAGTATGTGCTTCGAGACGAGAAGGTGCGTCACTTCATCACGTTCTACGAAAATATCCGCCTCCCGTCCGCCGAGGGTATGGTGTTCTTCGCGCTTACCCCCGTGCAGGTCTTCCAGTTCACCAATATCTTTTGGTTCTACCACGAGGACGGAGAAAGGCGGCTTGTCCGTGATGTTCTCCTATTCGTGCCACGTAAGTTCAGCAAGACGACTTCTATTGCTACGCTCTCGGTGTATGACCTCCTCTATGGTGATGCCAACGCAGAGAGCTACGTGGGTAGTAATAGTTACCAGCAGTCAAGAGTGTGTTTCGATGTAATCTCTAAGATACTCCGTGCGCTTGACCCAGCTCTTAGGCGCTTTAAAATCAACAGAGAGCAGGTGTACAATCGCATACCTGGAAAAATGTCTATCGCACGCTGTCTGTCGTCTGCGGCTGACCGCTTGGATGGTCTGAATGCTTCACTGGTGATCATCGACGAGTATGCGCAGGCGGACAATGATGCGCTAAAGAGTGTTCTCACCTCCTCGATGGGTGCGAGAAAGAATCCCCTAACGGTGGTAATCACAACCGCCAGCGACAAGCTCGATACGCCTTTTACGGAGATGCTGGATGCCTATAAGTCTATCCTCCGCGGAGAGGTGGAGAATGATAGCATCTTTGCCCACATTTTTGAGCCAGATGTAGATGACGAGGAGGGAGATCCTAATACGTGGCACAAGGTCCAGCCGCATTTAGGTGTCACAGTGCGCCCAGAGTACTACGAAGCGGAGTATCAGAAAGCCCAGCTCACGGCAGGTGATATGAAGGCATTCCGCAACAAGCTCCTCAATATCTTCGCCCGTGACGAGCGTGAGATGTGGATACCTCGTGAGACGATTGAAAAGGCGTTTATGCACGTACCTATGGAGTCTCTTCGAGGCTATCGTGCGATGTGCGCTGTGGACTTGTCCGTCCGCGATGACTTTAGTGCGCTTACGTTCCTTGTCTACACGCCCAGTCGCGTCCCCGAAGGTCGCACCAAGGTCTGCCCGTTTCATGCTATCACACATTACTTCTTCCCAGAGGGTATGCTCGCCACGCACGTAAACCGAGAGCTTTACAAGCGGTGGGCTGACGACGGTTATCTGACGCTATGTAAGGGTGACAGCATCGACTACCCCCTCATCGTGGATACTATTCTCCGACAGCCCCTCTCTACACTGAAAATCGGTTACGACCCATATAAGGCTCTCGAGTTCACCAACCTCTTGCGGTCTACCCCGCAGGTGGGCAAGGCAAATCTGGAGGCTATCCCCCAGACTAATGGCTCGTTCAATACGGCTGTGATGTCGTTTGAGCTGGCTCTGTCGCAGGATAGCATCACGTTTGACCCTAATCCTATCACGGCATACTGCTTTGGCAACGCTGTGATAGACGAGGACCGCCTCGAAAACCGCAAGCCCGTCAAGGCTGTGGCTTCGGACAAGATTGACGGAGCTATCACCTGCTTGATGGGCTTTTGGCTGTTCAACCACTTCAAAACTATCGTATAAAATGACCATTTCTCAATTCTTTACTCGCTTCTTCAAGCGGTCGTACTACGCTGGTGGCGATAAGTGCGCATCTGGCGGAAGCGTGCAGGAGTTCGTAAATCGATTCAACGGAGCGTCAGTGTCTACCCCAGACACAGCAATGACCATTGCAAGCGTGTACCGATGTGTGGATATTCTCTCTGGGACTATCGCATCGCTCGAGCTCCAGCACCTAAAGCGCTCGGGGAGTATCTTCAAATACGCAGGTGACACTCAGCTCAACACGCTCTTTGCAGGGCGGGCGAATAGTAGGCAGAACTTCTTCGTTCTGCTCAAGAATATAGTTGCTCGCTTGCTCCTCTCGGGGAATGCTTATATCTACCCTCGATATTCCACTCGAGGCGAGTTGCTGGATATTATCCTGCTTGGGGATGGCGCAGTGTTTTACGACAAGCATAGCAATACCTACAGCGTCTCGGACGATGTGTGGAATATCAACGGTGTGTTCACTGCTGACGAGATTATCCACCTAAAGAATAACAGTCTCGATGGTGGCTATACTGGCGTTTCCACCATTACGTACGCTTCGAGTTCTATGTCACTTAGCGCCAATGCAGATAAACAGACGAATGAAGGACTGCTATCAGGCAACCAAAAGAGCGGTTTCCTCGTGGGTGGAAATGAACTGCAAGGGATTGGCGCACTTGACTCTGATGTGGCAGATAAAGTGGTAGACCGAGTGAATAACGAGATTGCACAGGGGCGCAGAATTGTCCGCTTGTCGGGGTCTATGCAATTCATAGACTCCTCTATTAGCAATGCCGATGCGGAGCTACTCGAGGTGCGCAAGTACTCAGTGCTGGATATATGTCGCTTCTTCGGTGTGCATCCCTATATGGTGTTCGCAGACCAAAGTACCAACTACAAGGAAGCAGAGAACTCGCAGATAAACTTCCTCAACCAAACGCTCCAGCCCCTTATCCTGCAGATTGAACAGGAGTTCTCTGTGAAGCTACTGCCAAGATCAAGGCGGGCATCCGAGCGCATCCGCCTTGGCCTCTCCCGACTATTCGCCACCGACCTGCGCACACGTGCTGAGTACGTAAAGAGTAGTGTGGAAGCGGGCGTGATGACCCCTAACGAGGGTCGCATCTTCGAGAACAGAGAGCCTATTGAGGGTGGCGACCAGCTGTTTATCACGTGTAACGTGGCTCTTGTCTCCTCTCGCCCGAGTATTGAGGAGTTGCACCCAGATGGAGGCCCTTCCAAAAGTGCAGAGGAATAGCGAAAAGTGGTGTCAAAATGCGCCTTATAACTACGTTATATAAAGCCCAAGATAGATATGAGCGAAACCAAAATACTCGAGCTTAGAAGTAGCCCCAGCGAGCTATCTGCTCCATCACTCCAAAGTGAGGAAAGCCGCACGATTGAGGGGCTTGCCATCGTGTACGAAGAAGAGAGCGAGGTCTTGTATGACTTCCTTGATGGGCGTGCATTCCGAGAGGTTGTGCATAAGGGTGCAGTGTCGGAGGAATTGCTCCGCTCGTCCGATGTCCTCGCCTTATACGAACACGACCGAACGAAGCTCCTTGCTCGAAGCACAAACGGAGCGGGTAGCCTACAGCTGACTATCACGGATAGTGGACTTCTCTACCGATTTGATGCCCCCAACACGCAGTTAGGGAATGATACGCTGGAACTCCTTCGCAGAGGAGACCTGCGCTCCTCCTCATTCCTTTTCGGTGTCAATAAAGGCGACACGCGCTGGGAGAAAAAGGAGGACGGTACGTGGCTTCGTCACATTGATCACTTCTCGTATCTCGGGGATGTATCGGTTGTGAGTACTCCAGCCTATCCAGCAACCACTGCATCTGCAGAACGCTCAAAGCGGGCTCTCGATGAGGAGCGAGGATTACCCGAGCCAACCGAAGAGCCTACTCCCGAACCAGTCCAAGAAGAAACGACCCCCGAGGAAGCTCCCGAGCCAGTTGCTCGTACGCCATTGGCAGAGCGCGCTCTTCGCTGGGCTGATATAACAAAGTCCAACCTTTAACCCTTTAACCAATTAACTATGACAAAGGAACAAGAACAGCTGCACGAATTGCACGTGCGATTCAAGGAGCTGCAGGGTAAGCGCCACGCTGGTGCGCTGACCGAAGATGAAGAGCGCGAGCTGGTCCGAGTTAGCGAGGATATTCAGGAGCGAAGCCTCAACGCTGTCGCCTCCAAGGCCCTCGAGCCCGACACTGCTGGCGAGCAGGTGGAAGCCGCTAAGCGCTTCCTTGATGCAGCCACCCGCGCAGTGAACTCGCATCAGGCTGTAACTATCGAGGAGCGTGCCGCTACGATGACCACGAACGTAGCGAACGCACAGCCTACGGTTATCCAAGATGTCGTACAGCCACTCGAGGCAGAGCTTATCCATACCAAGGTAGGTCTCAAAATGCAGTCGGGTGTAGTTGGTCAGCCCGTATGGCCAGTGCTTGCAGGCGTTACGGCTACCATCGCAGGGGAAAATGTCGCTCTCACCGACCAGAACCTAAGCCTCGACAAGATTTCCGCTAAGCCCGAGCGTGTCGGTGTGTATGTGCCCGTAACCTCGCAGGCCATCACGGCAACCAACCTCAACCTCCGAGCTATCACGCTCGAGCGACTTGGGCAGGCTGTCGGTACGGCTATCAACACGGCTCTGTTCGCTAAGACTGCTCCCGCTGGTCCTAACAATGGTATCGGGACGATCCTCGCTGCACCCTACGCTGCGCCTATCGCAGGCACGTGGAGTAACACGGTAGCTCCAACCATCAAGGAGGTTGTCGCTCTCGAGGCCGAGGTTCTCGGCAAGAATGTCAAGGTAGACGGCAGTGCCGCTTACTTCGTGCATCCCAAGACCTACTGCCTGCTCAAGTCTACGCCAGTAGAAAAGGGCAATCCCCAGATGATCCTTGAGAATGGGCATATGAACGGCTACCCCGTAGTGTCTACTACGTTCATGCCCGAGGATGCTATCCTCTTCGGTGTGCTGTCTTATGCTGTCCTTGCCCACCACGGCAATGGCGACCGCCTCTATGCCCAGTACAACGGTATCACTGACCGCATCGACTTCACTCTTAACGGTGACTACTCCCTCACGGTTCTCCGTGCAGAAGCGTTCGCCTGCTTGAAGCGTAAGTAATAGCTATGCCCACATATATCTCTCTCGAGGAAGCAAAGAAGCATCTGAACGTAGACCACGAAGAGGATGACGACTTCATTATCGAGCTAATTGACACTGCCGAGGACTATCTCTCTGGGCTTCTCTGCAGACCTCTGGTTGAGGTGGAGCAGGCTTCAGGCGACTTGCCTACGGCGCTTCGGCACGCTCTCCGAATGATAGTCGCACGCTTCTACGCTGATCGAGAGGGGTATCGTGTGGGACGCGTGACGGAGCTTGCTTTTTCGCTTGGCTCACTCATAGGCAGATACCGATTAGAGCGATGAACGCAGGAGCATTCACACACCGACTGGTGTTCCTCAAAGCTGTAAAGACGCAGAGTGCGTCGGGCGCTGTAAAGGAGGAGCTGGTAGAGAGTTTTCGCTCTCGTGCCTACCTCCGAACGCTTCGCCCGACCTACGATAAAGACGGCTTGCAGGCACGTGAGGTTGTCGATACCTCGGCTGTGGTGTTCGTTGTTCGTGCTGATAAGCGTCTATCTGCCTCTGGGTGGCTTCGCTTCAATGGCGCACTCTATCGCATCGTACTGCTCCAGCCTATGCTTGACAGAACGGTGCAGGTAACAGCTCGCTTTGTAGACGAATAGAGTATGCCTGATGTAGTTTCTCTCAACGGATTCCCCGAGGTCGAAGCCTTTATTGGCAGGCTCAAGGATGCTCCAAGCCCAGAGAGTCTGCGTGAACCATTCTTCCGTGCTGCGGAGGTGTACCAGCAGGATGTTCGCACGACCCTGCCACCTCTGTACAAGCAGCCGAATAGGAATGGGCATGTACCAAGAGGCAACCTCATCCGAGGGCTTCGTAGGCGTATGCCACGCAGAGGAAGAGGCGGACGTGTGTCTGTGTCGGTCGGTTTCCTCTATGTCAATGGAGCCACGGCTATGGGACAGGAGTCTCAAGCTGCGAACCACGCCCACCTCATTGACAAGGGGACGGCCGACAGATACACCCGAAGCGGGAAGTTTAGAGGTAGGGTGCAGCCCACCCTCTTTTGGACGCACGCTAAGCAGAGAAGTACGCCACGCGCACAGCGAATACTCCTTGCAGGAGTCACGAAAGTCTTAACCAACGTATGAGTATCTATCTCGACAACAACAGAAAATGGCACACCGCCCAGTGGGTGCGTAGCCAACTCCTTGCGTGTGAGGAGTTGCAGGAGCTTGTAGGGGATAAAATATACCCCGTGATAGCTCCCGAAGAAACCGCTGGCGACTACATAATCGTATATCGCAGCGCCTACGGTCGTGACCGCGACAAGTCAGGCGACACGCACAGCGAGGCTTATGTAACCGTGCTATGCTTCTCCGATGATTACGACGGATCTATTGAGCTTGTGAAGCTGGTGGATGCTGTCCTTGATGGAGGGCGCAATGATGAGGTCGGGAAGACGATGGGATGGTGCGAAACACGTGCCACGCTCGACGAGTCCGAAGAAGGATACTCTGACGGTAAGTTCTTCCAGTCACTTACGTTCGAAATATCATAACCAAAACCAATAACTAAATAGCAGTTCTTATGGCAACTCAAACACCTCCCAACCCCAAATACGATAAGAACAAGGACCTCGTCAGAGGCGAGTCGTATAGTATGTTCCTCGGTGGGCTGTTCATCCCCTACGTGAAGAAGGATGATTTCAAGTTCACCCCACAGACTATCGAAATCTCCAGTAAGATGTCGGGCAAGAGCCCTGATAAGCTCGGAGGCCGAAATGACTGGTCCGCCTCTATCGAAGCGTACGTGTCGAAGTCCGCTGGGCATCTGTCCTACGACGCTCTTGAAAACCTTGCCGCATCGGGTAAGGCTGTCCCATTCGAGATTTGCGAGGTGACTATCGCAGAGGATGCGGCAGGCCTTCGCACTGTAACTAAGGGTGCAGTTCTCCGTAAGGGTATGGTCACTATCTCCGACCTTAGCAAGAATAGCACTGGCGGGGAGTACGAGACCTTCACCTGCACGCTGAACGGCTCTGGTCCCCTCAAGGATAAGGCGGATAAGGAGATCGGAAGCACCGAAGCGATTACCGCCGCAGGGATTACGCTCTAATGGACAGCGTGCCATTCCCACTGACACTCCGCGCGGTACTTCTTTTCGAGAAGCTCTCCGCGCGGAGTTTCTCTACACTGAATATCCAAGATGGGGAGCAGATACCTCTCCTCATCTACTGCTTGCAGAGGTGCGAGGAGGGCGGTAGTAAGATGCCTTTCAATGCGTGGGTGTCTGTCTTGGATAGCGTAGAGGTATCGTCGCATCTATATGGGCGATTGGAGCGCACTCTGGAGGAGCTTACGCCTATTACCGCCTCCCTCTCTGATGCAGGCGGAGGAGATGCCAGTGATGGCGAAGATGACGGACCAGACTTCACGACTATCGCCAATATGATAATCGTGGACGGAGGTATTGACGCAGGGTATGTTATGGACAGAATGGAGTTGTGGGAGATACCTGCGCTTCTGAACGCCATACAGAAGCGCAAGCAGGAGAGCCTCGAGTACAAGCGTCTATTCACTTGGATGTCTATGCTCCCGCACCTCGCACAAGACTCCGTTTGCTCTCCAGAGAAGCTCCTTCCGTTCCCGTGGGAGACTGCGAGCGAGGATGTAGGTCAGGCAATCTTTGACCAGCTCAAGGATGCGAAAATCGTAGTCGCAGATAAGTAATACACACATTCAGCCTACCAGCCTATGGCTAATAATCTTTCATTTTCCGTCCGATTAGAGCTGCTTGCGGATAAGTTCAAGCAGCGAGCGGATGAAGCCGTCGCTTCACTCCGTGGCATCCAGTTCCAAGCCCTTGCAATGGTTGGTGCGTTGGGCGCAGGTGTTACCTCTATTAGTAGCTTTATCTCCTCTCTTGTCAGTACGGCTCGAGAGGCAGGCCGCGCGCGTGTTGTTCTTCGCAATATCAGCTCGGACGCTCGTGAGTACTCTCGTAGCTTGAAATATCTTGCTGAGCTTACAGATAAGTACGGTACAGACCTCATCGGCACTACCGAGGCGTTCGCTAAGTTCAAGGCGGCTGCAACTCCTGCGGGCATCGCTATGGCGGAGCAGGAACGCATCTTCTCCAATATCAGTAAGGCTATGGCTTCGTTCGGTATCTCGGGCGGAGAGGCGGCTCTTACGATGATGGCTATTACTCAGATGATGAGTAAGGGGAAGATCTCCAGCGAAGAACTCCGTCGCCAGCTTGGTGAGCGTATGCCCGTGGCTATGCAGGCCATGGCGAACGCTGCGGGCGTATCGATGTCACAGCTGGACAAGCTCCTCAAGGAGGGTAAGCTCCGCAGTGCCGAGATTATGGGTAAGTTCTCCGACGAGCTGGCGAAGCTCTCTGGGGACACCAGCACCGACAACCTCGAGAGTTCTCTTGGCCGTCTCAAAAACTCCTTTACCAGCCTTGCGGACTCTCTGCACGTGTACGATAACTTCAAGGCTCTTGTCGAGAAGGTAAAGGATCTTCTGGACTACCTGCGCACACACCTCTCCAACTTGTACATTTGGGCGGGGGGCTTGCTCGGTGCGCGTTTGTGGGGAAAGTTCTCTGCAACTTGGAGCCAGGCAGGTGCTGTTATCAAGGCATCGCAGGCGCAGGCCATAGCTGACGAGGCGGCCGCCAAGGAGTCGGCGAAGCGAGCTAAGCTGGAAGCGCAGAAGGCCCTCGCAGAAGCCCAGCAACAGCTCCAGCGTGCAGAGGCAGCTGTGCAGGCGGCTGGCACGATTACGGAGAAGGAGAAGAAGCGACTGGAGGTAGCCAAATACACTGGCGATGTGCGCTTCCAAAAGGCGGTAGACAACTTTTCCAACGCACAGACAGAGAAGCGCACCCTGCTGAACGAGCATCAGGCTCTACTCCGTGGTCTGCAGAGAAGTGAAGAGGAGGCAGCGCAGAGAGTTGCCAATGCTAAGCTCGCACTCCAACGTGCCAATGATGAGGCAGCCTCTAAGATTATCGCCAAGCAGGAGCAGATAGAGCGAGCCAAGGATGAGCGAGTGGCCGCTGCAAAGCGTGCGCTGGATGCAGCCACAGCACCAAAGGATGTAAAGGCAGCTACCTCCGCTCTGAATAAGGCCGACCGATATACCTCTGATGAGCAGAAGGCTATCCGCGACCTGCAGAGGGAACAGGCTGCGATAGTCTCTAAGAGCCAGAGGGAGTATGACAGAGCCATTGCTGATCAGTCACGTCTGCAACTTGCGAATATCACGAAGCGAGAGCGTGAAGAAGCACGCTTAGCTGGGAAGCTGGAGCAGAACGCCCGTACGCTCGCCGCCACTGGTGACGCACTGAACAAAGCAAACCACAACAGACGCGAACTCCTCGCAGAAGCCCGCGCTAAGAACGAGGAAGCGCGTATCAAGCGCCTTGCAGCTCTGCAGGCCTCTGCGGATAAGGCTCACTACAATATCGGAGGTAGAGCTACCAACCTCCCCTCGTCGTCTGCATCGGTTGCTGGCGTACTTAACACTCAGCGAGCTATCAGCAATGCAGGCAACCTCTCGTTCCGTCCTGCAAGCGAGATTGTCGCAGAGCAAACCAAGGCGGCATCTTCCACGGTGTCTCTATGGGCAAGGGCCACGACCACAGTAAAGCTCGCTTGGGCTTCCACGCTGGCAACGATCCGTGGGCTTATGGCCACGATTGCTCCTATGGCTATCATCGCAGGCATCACGGCTATCGTGACCGCTCTTGCTGACTGGTATCGTAAGCAGAAGGAGATTAACGGGCTGCAGAATGAGTACCTCGCCAAGCAGAGGGAAATCAAGTCCACCCGAAGCGATGAGGAGGTGCAGATTTTACGCCTATTTAATCTCTACAAGAGCTTAGACGGGAAGCTCGAGGAGCAGAAGACTGTACAGCACCAATTAGAGAAGTCCCTTGGCTTACAGGAGGGCTCGCTCGACCGAATTGCAGGGAAGTACGACCGAATCAGGGATGTCGTAAGCAAGATACTCAAGCTAAAGGAGATCGATAGACAGATTGACTTCTATAGCGAAACCCTTAAAGAGTCGAGGAAACCCCTCCAGGCCATATATTCTGAATACCTCAAAAAGGGAGGGAAACCTATCTCCGCTGATAGGCTGGAGGGTTTTGGCGATGTTCTATCAAAGTATGCTTCTCTCACACCATCAGAGATAACTTCATACTCAAAAAGAACGTATGACCGAGTTGGTAGAGATCATCTAAAGTCTATCGACCATTTCAGCAGCTATTTGAATACAATAGCCAAGGAGAAAACTGGTGAATGGCTGACAAAGGGTTTGTACGATCTTGCTTCCGCCACCTCAAAGGGTGACCTCCGCGAGGCTGGGCTTAATATGCTTGTTGCCTCGGACTCTAAGGCTAAGCTGGACGAGCTTCAAGTCAAGCGCATCAAGATAGAGGAAGAAGCCAATGGCGAGGTAAAGTCTATCGGAGGGAGCTTCGCTGGTGGCGGTGGCGTGTCAAGCTCCGACGACGACTCAAAGAAGAGCAAGAAGAAGAGCGAACTGCAGCGCACAAGAGAGGCGGCCGCCAAGGAACTCAACGAACTGCATAACCAGCGGGCAGCAGGCATTATCTCCGAAGAGGAGTATCGTCTTGCACTTGACAAGGTTGCCACTCAGTATCGTGAGAAGCTCGCATCACTCCTTGGGGAGAAGGCTCTCAACGACCAGCAGTATCAGAGCCTGCAGACGCACCTGCTTGTCGAAAGGGAGGTAATTGAGGAGAAGGCGAGAAGTGCAGCGGAACTCAAACTGATCACAGCGCAGGTGAAGTACGGTCTTGCTACGGAGGATGATCTGCGCAGAGCTAAGGCAGAGCGTGCGAAGGCTGAGCTGAACGCCCTTATCAAAAAGAACGGAGAGCTTGATGTAGACAACGCGTATGTCAAGGCTAAGATGAGTGAGATAGACGCGGTCTCCGCTATCGCAGACATACAGCGCAACTACGCTGACGAAGCGAAGAAGCTGGAGAAAGCACGTGAGGAGGGCAGGCTCAAGGAGAATGAGTACGCAGAAGCTCTCGCTAAGCTCATATCATCTACACGTGAGCGAGCCAATCAGACTGCCACGACCACCGAGGGGCAGGAGAACCTCAAAAAGGAACTGGGCGAAAAGCTCTCCAACGACCTCTCCTCTATCGCTAAGGCTGCCACTCCAGTCAAGGGCGTACGAGATACGAGCTACGACTACAAAAAGGACGAAGCTACGAAGCTTGGTGAGGAGAAGCAGCTTATGGAGGACTACGTTCGCCAGTTGCAGGAGGCTGAAAAGGCTGGGCTGGATGTTGCGGAGGCTCTCAAGCAGGCGCAGAAGGAGACCAAGACGCTCGACCAAGCTATCAAGGTGGCGACTATTCAGTCTGACCTCAAGAAGTACCGAGAAGCGGTCAAAGACCAGTCGTTTTCAGGCTTGAAGTCCGTTGCACAGAGCGCGCGCCACCTCAAGAGTGCATTCAGTGAGTTGCAAAAAGCGTTCGACCCAGATGCGCAGGCCTCTGCGTGGGAACGCTTCTTTGCGGTATTCGACTCTGCAACGCAGGGTATCGACACTATCCTCTCTCTTGTGAAGATGATAGAGGGGCTTACGCAGGCTCGCCAAGTTGCGGCTGCTGCCGAGCAGGCTCTCACGGCACAGCAGGTTGCAGGTAGAACGCTTGTGACAACAACGGAGGCAACGTCTACCGCCACGGAGTTAGGGCTTACGACGGCACGTATAGCGGCCACGCAGGCGGAGACCTCTGCGGACACTGTCGGGGCAGCGGCTAAGGCGGCTAAGGCTCACGCAGGCATCCCGTTTGTCGGTGTGGCTCTCGCTGCGGTAGCCGTGGGTGGTCTGATAGCTCTCATTTCATCTTCGGCAAAGAAGATACCGAAGTTCGCCAATGGCGGTATCGTGCCAGGCGGTGATGGCTCGGGCGACCGAGTCCTCGCTCGAGTCAATCCTGGCGAATTGATACTTAACAAGGCACAGCAAGGACGGCTCGCCAACCACTTGACCTCCGCAGCATCTATCCGAGTGGAGGTAGAGGGTAAGATCCGCGCAAAGGATATTCTGCAGCTAAGTAGTGTAGCTGCTCGACATAAAACACGATAACCAACCAAAACCAAAGACTATGAGTTTTATTGACTTCTTCGACCCTGACGCCTTCTCCAAGACGGAGATAACGCACGCAGCGGTAATCGGTATCTTCTGCTATGTGAGTGTTACTATCGCCCGCTTCCTTGACCTTGCGTCCGCGCTTATGCGAGACAAACGCTTTGACGAAAAGCAGGCTCGCATCATAGTAAGCGAGGGTAAGCTGGAGGGAGACCCAAAGAAGCTCGCAAAGAAGTTCGGTAACGGAGCGTCAAGCAAGGGCTACGCTTCATTCGTCATCAGACTTGTGCTGTACTACTTCTGTGTGGCTCTTGCAGGCATTGTCGATGGAATTCTGCTTATGTCTGATGCGTGGTCGTATGCTCACATGCATGAGCTCCCATACGTATCAATGTTGGTGACGCTACTTATCGTACATACGGAGTTCACGAGTATTTGGGAGAATAGTCCTAAAAACGTCACGCAGAGCATGGAGAAGAGTATGCGACGCTTCGTGAAGGGGGCTAATGCAATACGCAACAAGGACGTCGAAGAGATCCGAGAGATCTTTGTCGAGCGAGTAAAGAGAGAAGAAGGAGAAGAATAATACCGAAACGACTATGAGCAAGTATTTCACCCTCGAGGAGCTGACACGAAGCCAAACGGCCGTGCGCCTCGGAAAAGACAACACGCCCAACGCCACGCAGAAGCGAGACCTCCTGCGACTGATGGACTACCTCGACGGCATCCGTGAGGAGTTCGGCGAGCCTATCAAGGTGACCTCGGGCTTCCGAAGCTGGGACGTAAACCACGCCGTCGGTGGTGTGAAGAAGAGCCAGCATCTCGCTGGGCAGGCCGCTGACATCGTGCCAGCGAAGAGTCCAGAGCGACTGCGTGAGCTGTTCGACCTCATCCGCAAGCATGGAGGCTACCAGCAGGTGATCTTCGAGCGCAAGGGGCAAAGCGTGTGGGTACACGTCGCAATCCCACCGCTCGGCGAAATACCGAAGCAGGAAGCGATGACGACTAATGACGGCAAGAACTTCACGCGACTAAAGTAACAACAGTAGGGCGGGCGGTAGAGGGGTGACCGCCTGCCACTGCAACCAACCACCCCGACCAAAACATAACTATATGCGACCATTTGGAAGTAAGAGCGACGGCAAGACGCTCCAGCTGGTGCAACGTGGCACGGACAAGCGTATCCCCGTGGAGCTGGTCAAACAGCCTACGGGAGAAGTCCTTGACCCTGCGGAGCTGGAGGAGCTGAGCGTAAAGGTGGCGAGCGAGAGCGAAGCTGGGTGTGCTTCCGTACCGCACTCCGTAGAAGACGGCAAGCTGGTGGTGGAGGTCACGGCAGAGGTGACACGACAGCTGGGGCTGGGTGTGTACACGCTGACCGCTACGGGGCGCATCCCCGACCCAGCCTATGCCGACGGATACCACGACTACGAGATAGTAGTAGACCTCTGTAAGGTGACGAAGTACGGTAGCAACGAGACGCCCATCAAAGTACAGGCTAACGTGCTGGCGGGTCTGAAAGGCAAAGACGGTCTGAATAACTATCAGCTCGCTGTGAAGCACGGCTACCAAGGTACAGAGGAGCAGTTCGCCAAGGACATCATCCCTAAGTCGAACTACGAACGCGCCAAGGAGCTTCAAGGCTTCCAGGGTACGGAGGTAGATTATCTCGTCAGCCTTCAGGGTGCGCCTGGGAAAGACCTTTATCAGGCAGCTGTCGAGCGTGGCTACAATGGCTCCTTTGAGGACTTCCTCGAGAAGCAAAAGGGAGCGCCTGGTGCCCCAGGGAAAAGTAACTACGAGTTAGCTCAAGAAGACGGCTTCACGGGGACGCTCACGGAGTACCTCATAAGCCGCAAGGGCGAGAAGGGCGATGACGCCTATCAAGTCTACCTGCAAGAGACAGACGACAATCCGAAGCTATCAAGGAAGGAGTGGGCAGATGCTATCGGGTCGTTTGCATCACTAATCAAGGCAGTAGTATATGGAACAGAAGAGCAGTAAGCAACGAGCCGAGGAGGCGGTGCTCGACCTCAAGGGCAAGCTCCGACAGCTCAACAAGACGCTCGCAAGCAAGGGCGCTACGATAGATGAGAATGCCCCGCTGGTAGACACGATTAAGGCGGTGGAGGGGATGAAGGAGCAGGCTGTAACAATGTCCATCTTTAAACGCCAGCAATTTTTGGGATATGTTGATGAGTCGCTTCCTCCGCTGAGGATTTCAGAAAGATACAATCCAGCACTCATTGATTATTGCTTCGCCCAAAACAGGGCGTTGAAAAATCTCCCGAGCATTGAGAATGTTGGTGTGGCGGTCAATCTGTCGTCGTTCGCATCTTCGTGCGGATCTCTCATAGAGGTATCGCTGGGAGCACTCACAAATGCGACCGACATATCAAGTGCATTCTCAGGTTGCTATTCCCTGACGAGTGTAGCCATCGGAGCGGCGCCAAAGGTGACCAATGTATCGAGTCTCTTCTTTGGGTGCGCCAGCCTCAAAGATGTATCAATAGATCTTTCGGGTGGTCAGCTGACCAATTTCACCTACGTATTCTTCAACTGTTCAAGTCTCCGTAGAGTTACTGGGACTATCGACTTGTCAAGTGCCAATTCGGCTGCCGCTGCATTTCAAGGATGCTCGTTGCTCGAGGAGGTGCGAATCAAGGGGATAAAGGTAGACTTCGATCTATCCGCCTGCGCTAACCTCTCCGTAGAGAGTGTGAAGTACCTCGTGGACAACGCACAGAGCGTAACGGGCAAGCGCATCGACCTAAGCCGTGCCCTCCTCGACGCTCACGAGGAGGAGCTGGGAGACCTCGGAGATACGGCCAGCGACAAGGGCTGGACGATTAACTATAAATAACCCTTTAACAACTTGATTATGAAACGTTCGCATTCAGTGAGAATTAAAGCGCCCAAGGGGCAGATGGTGGTAAGCCGCGAGAGACGTAGCGTAGGCTACCTCGTGCGATGCCCGAAGCAGGACGCACACCTCTACGAGCTGATGCCCGAGGAGGAAGCCCGAGCCTTAGAGGCTCAGTGGCAGGCTGAGGACGAGGCTAAAGCCAAGGCGGAAGCTGAGGCTGGCGAGGCTCATCCCTAAAAATAATTGCGCCCCGCCAGTCGGCAGGGCGCGTGAGAGGAAGGGGCTGGATAGGATTTATAATGACGAAATCTGAAAGCCAATCTCCAGCCCCAGCACTCTCTCCTACAAAGGTAGCAAGCTGTGGCTACCCGACAAAGCATTTACACAGATTTACGATGAAAACAAATAGATTGAGCGTGTGTGAGACGCTCCTTGTGATTATAGCCGTTGCTCTGCTGGGCTACTTCCTGACCTCCTGCTCGCCACGTGTGCTCCCGATCGAGCACACCCGCACGGAGTGGCGTGGGAGAGTAGAGTGGCGTGATCGCTGGAGGTTGGATAGCGTGTATATCCACGACAGCGTGTATGTCACAGAGCGCATGGCGGGCGATACCATCTACAAGGACAAGGTCGTGTATCGCAACCGCGAGAGATTTGTACACGATACTATCAACGCTGGTCGTGTCGATAGCGTGCGTATAGTGCAGACCATTACAAGACGCGTCGAAGTCCCCGCCAAGCTAACTTCGTGGCAGGCGTGGCGACTGAAAGCCTTTGCGCCCCTGCTGGCTATTGCGCTCGCCCTCGGTGCGTGGGTATCTCGCAAGTTGTGGCTACCGCTACTGCGTGGTCTGTAATTGTCTAAGGTCTGTCCAAACGATAGCCAAAAATGTGGCTATTGGCGGGCGGTGGAATGCACTATGTCGCTGTGTATTCGTGCGTTGCAAATGTCCAAGCACTGAGGGGATGAACGCTTTAGCGTGGCATCATTTTCGTGACCTCACGAAAATGGTCTGCGGGTGTTTGGTGGTATCAAAACTTTGCCTACCTTTGCAATGTAGATGAGTGCACGCTTCTACATTGTCCACCCTTAGGGGTGCTGAATTTGAACGAGCTTATGCTCTCAGATGTACGTGATTATTTGCGTAATCTCGCAACGTCTAACAAGGGCGGGGAGGTGTAAACTTCCTCGCCCTCTTCTTTGGAGTTCTGTATAAAAGCGTCCGTGAAAGCGTCCGCTGTAAATAGAAGCCCCTATGTAAATCTCTGATTTACAGAGGGGCTTTCGATATGATTGTACCCCCGAGCAGAATCGAACTGCTATCTAAAATTTAGGAAATTCTTGTTCTATCCGTTGAACTACGAGGGCTCATCTCCTCTTGCGCAGAGCTCTTGCCGCGCTGAGATGTGGGGCAAAGATAGTCATTTTATACTTGCACCCTCGGTGAGCAGACGCGAGGTCAGAGGCGGAAGAAATAGTTCAGCGTCGCCCCGAAGTACATCTCCGACGATTGTACATAGGTCGAGCCACGCTTAGAGCTCCAGAGGTTGCCCAGTCCGTAGACGAAGCGCCCTTCGAGCTCGACGCGCTGACGCTTGCCGATGGGGATGCTTATCCCAGGCCCGCCACCGAGCCCCCAGAAGAAGCGATCGCGCACGGCCATACCGTGGCGGGTGGAGTCCAGTGCGGACATATTCGCCTCGCCCGAGCTGGTAGCTGATTCTCCGAGCTGATAGCCGAAGAATGGCCCCGCATTGATGAAGATGCGGATATCTCCCGAGCGGAAGTAGAGGTGCGTGAGTAGGGGAAGCTCGAGATAGTCGAGCGTGCGGCTGTAGCTTGTGGCGAGGGCATCATAGCGCTCCTGCCAGCCACCCCGGCGGTAGTTCAGCTCTGCCTGCAGCGATGCCCCGCGCTCGACGTCGTAGCGCACGGCGATACCCGCGACGGGCCTCGTGTGCAAGCGCTGACGTACCGAGGGGACGAAGGTGAAGCGACTGGCAGTCATCCCACCATGCACCCCGACGGATACCGACTGAGCAAAGGGCTCCTTCGTCGTCTGCGCACTGAGATGCGCTCCTGCTACTGCGAGCAGGAGGCACATCAAGATGAGGCTGTGGCGGAGGGAACTAATGAGCTTCACGCGTGATAGCACCTGAGCTGGGGTAGTGGACGAAGAAGAAGCGGGTATTCGTGTACACGTTCGCCTCGTCGCTACGCTGGAGGTAGAAGTCGAGCTGGAGGCCGTCCGAAGGGATGGACGACATGCTGTTGATGAAGTTGCGGCCGTACATCGAGTAGGCGCGGATGAAGTAGCGTGCCAGGTCATAGCCGAGGACGCTGTACTTCGGATAGGAGTTGCTGACCTTGTGGCTGAACCATCCCGTGAACTGACTCAGGAAGTCCTTCGACTCGGCAAGCGTAGGATCGAAGAAGAACGTCGAGTAGATGGTCGTGTTGTAGCGACGCAGGCTCTGCTGGAACTGCGAGCCGTAGGCCTGCCACTGAGGGTGGCCGAAGAGCGTGACGCCACTCGTGCGCGTGCCGATAGCAGCCATAGTTGCCATCGCGAGGTTGCGGTCGGGAGAGACGGGTACGACGACAGCGTCCGAGCTGATACCTCCGATGGCACCACTACCTACCTGTATAGAGCGGAAGGGTAGACCTGCGTGGCTGAGTGCCGAGCGGAGCTGGCTGACGAAGCCGTCTTCCGTGTCGCCAGGGCGTGAGGCGAAGATGACTTCGCGG